TTGCAGCCTCTACCGTTTCTGCGGCAGGAGCAACTTCTGGAACGGTAGTGTCTGACACTTGTTCTCCTTCTGTGGTTGGTTGTGGTGTTGCATCCTCAACATCTGTTGATGCTTTGGAATCTTCGTTTTCTACTGCCGCTACTTTTGCGACCTCTGCGCCCGGTATTGCGCCATCTGTAACTAGGCTGACCTCGATCAAGTTGGATGCGCTAATAGCCATTACGCCATCTTTGTTATTCCACTCTTCTACATCTACGCCAACGCTAAAGTCTGAGCGAAGGCCTGTGGCTGCTTCCTCGAGTGCGTCATTGCCTGCTGTTGTCTTGGCGATCTTAAATTCTGCTGTAATTCCGTTTGCATCCTGCTCGAATGAAACTAATTTTCCAAGTGGGCGAGTGGTGTCATGCTGAAGCACTAGCTTTGTGTTCTTTGACATTGTAATTGAATCTGGTTCAAACATTGTGCGGCCTGCTGAGGTGTTACCTTCAGCATTCCAAGTAACGATGCGGCCTGCAATAATTCTAGATTCTGCATCGGCTGCTGTGATAGCAACTGGCATAGTTATCTTCATCGGGTCTCCTTGTTATCGATCAGGTCTTCTTCTTCGCGAATTTGTTCAACGCTCATAGCACCAATTCGGTTTAAGATTTCATAAACTTGTGCGCGCTGTAGTGCATCTGAGCGCAGGAAGTTGTCTAGGCTGAAGCGAATTTCACCAGTTGAAGGGCAAAAGTCCGGCATTGATAGGCGCTGTTCAATGGCAGCCAAAATTGGTTTCATTGAGAAGTCAATAAGCGAACGGCGTTCCGAAACGCTGTTGCTATAAGTCATGCTCGTAGTTTCAGCACTTACAAAATAAGCAGGAAGGTTGCAAGCGCGAGCCAGTTCCAGCGCGACATATTGGCGAGCCTCATTTAGTTGAAGTTTGGCAGGATCGATGCCCAGCGCTTGCAATTCAACATCCGCATTAAGAAACGCGGTTGATTTAGTAAGTCGAGCGGTGCGCCATGATTCTAAAAGTTTAGAGATGCGTTCTGCTGGAAGATTTGTTCCGTTAGATTTTAGAACCTGCAATGGCACTGGTTCTTTAGCGAAAGTTTCGGCGGCTTGTTCTAACGCATGAGCTGCCCGAATAGTGCGGCCAGCGCGATTAAGCACGCCTTCGTCAAGTCCGTAAAACACAACAAGAGAACCAACTCCATTTGTAGGCACGATACTTCCATCAACTTGGTAGCCAACAATTTCAGTTTGGTTATTGTTTAATTTCACTGTTACGCGATCTGGAGCAACGCGAGTCCAAGCGCGAACGCGGCCTGTATCTCCATATTGCTCTAATACTTGTCCGTAAGCGCGACCTTCAAACAATAAGTCTTCGGCTAACCAAGCATAAACAGCAGAACCCGGAACGCGTGGATCTGGTTGATTAATTACTGCTGGAGTTCCCATGTGAGAACCATCAAGCTTCGAATACTGCTCGAGTGGCAAAGCCGCAAGTGTTGAACAGATTATGTTTCTTGCTCGAGCAATTGTTGGAACCGCCATTGCTTGCTGACGGCTTGCAACTGATTGAGTAAATACGAAAGGATTGAAAGATGCTGTATTGTTAAAAGGGGCAGGAGTAGAAGCCGCATCAACTGTGATTTCGGTTGTTGGCTTTGGTGTTGTGAACAAGTCCCTGATTCCCATTGGACATATTATACGCTATTGCCTAGACATTACCCTATTTGAATGTCTACTTCGGATTCTCCGCGTGTTGCGAAGTGAGTAACCATTGCCGATGCAACTGCTCCGCAAACTATGCCGCTTTGCTTGCGACCCATTACCCAGCCGCCATCGCCTCGAGTTAATTTGACGGCTGATAGAACTTGCTTGCTTAGTTCTTCCTGATCCGCATGAGCCAGTCTCATTGATGAAACAGCCGAAACGAATTCATCGCAACTTTGTTGATATTCCTGCGAGTTAACTTCATGGATTGGAATTCCTGCTGGCGATAATCGAGCCGCGACTGCTGAGGCTGTGGATTTTGAGTAAGCAACGGCGTTAACTGGGAACTTGCGAACCCAGTAGGCAATATCGTTGGCCATTTCTAGATCATCAAGGTTGACTGGATTAAACCAAGTATGCAGAAGGCTAACCATAAAGCGATTGCCATCGATGCGTTGGCCTGCAACTAGCGAAGCATGTTTTCTGTCTGGGCTAAGATCGATCGCCATCCAAGTGTCTTTCTCGACATCGAGTTCAGGCAGATCGTCGGCCTTGCACTTTTTCCATTCGGCTTCTGAAATAACAGGATTTATCATGCTTACAAATTGACACAATATCTCGGTGCGAAATATATCTTCTCGGTCTGACAGACTGTCGGCAATATTATCTTCATGGACTGTGTGGCCTAGACTTGGATTGCTCTGATACCAAGCCTCTTTATCGGTAATCTCGGCCCCGGGTTCCGCGCTCCATTCAAACCATCCAATAGAATCATCGGCTCCTTCACTAGCCGCTAACCCTCGTTCCCTAAACTTATGCAGCAAAACAGAATTAGCGTGGCCAGCATTGGAATAGACATAGGCCTGCGGATTAGAGTTAGACATCTGAGTAAAACGCATTGATGACCAAACATCTTCAGTATCAAACTCTCGTAACTCGTCAATATGAATAACATCTGGAGCAGCGATACCTCGAGCGGCTGAATTGCCTGCTCTGATTAAATACCGGGCTTTATTCTTAAAGCGAATTTCCTGCGATCCTTTGGATTCGTACTTCTTGGCGAAGTTATCTAACAACATTTGAGAGTTGTCGATTATCTCTCCAACCTTAAAAAAGATTTCGCTCGATGTAGTCAACTTATGGGCAGTTGCAAGGTGCATCTTTTCGCCCAGAACATAGATCCCGAACAGGATTCGAAGTGCCATAAATGTAGATTTGCCCTGTTGGCGTGGCAACATAATTCCAATTAGCGGATGCGCCCAGCGACCATCGGTCTTATATCGCAAGCAGTCTCTAGCTAGTCCTTCTTGCCAAGGGAGCAACGGCAAGCCAATATCTATGCAGAACTGGATCATTTCATCGCCTCTAGTAGGCAGATCAAGTGGCTTTGAGCGGATTCTAGGGACTTGCGAGCCTTTTCTGCGTTCTGTCCCCCCTCTTTCAACCGATTCAAGCCCATCTAAGCCGTTTTGAAGCGTCATGGCTGGTTGTCATCCGAACTCAGCCGATAATGACTGTTTGAATCGTTTTTGGGGGAGAAGGAACCAAGGGGGGTCATTGGTGTCCGATGCGAATCAAAAAAGGTACCCCCCTTAGATGAATTGCAACTAACGCACAATACTTGCAAATTTGAAAGGTTATCATCCCCGCCTAGTTTCCTTGGAATTATATGATCGACACTTAATCGCTCCTCAGTGCCACAAATCTGACAACATCCATCTCGATTAATAACGCTTTGCCTGATCTTGCGCCAAGCTGATGTTGACCCGGTATCCCTTAATGATGATCTCTTGCTCATTGCCAGCCTTTAGTCTTTAGATGATGTAACGCTTTGCAGTAATTAGGTTCATCGTATTGCGTTATCCCATAGCGATTAGATACATAATACCAATACCACCAGAATTGATAATCGCCCGGTGCATTCTTTAGGCTCTTGGATCTTCCTTGATATAAGCCATGATGAGATCCATTGACTGCATCGATCTTCCATCTGGATTCTCTATAAACAATATCGTTATGGCATTTATATTGAACATCTGTTAATTGATAATTAGCCAATTCTTTTACTGCTTTTATTGGCACTACTGAAGCCTCTAATCTAGGCATAACTGCCATAGATAGAGATATCCCAATAACGACGGCTAACTCTCGCGCTACGCCTTTCAGGCGCGAGTTGAAGCCTTGATGGCTTCTAGCCGATAGTGTACCAAACCGACCAAGCACATTTGCATAAGTCCTGCTTAGAGTGCGTGTCTTATCTGTTGTCTGTGGAATAGAATCCACCAGACTTAAATATGACCGGGATCGATGAATAGATTTTACGCATTGGTTCATGGCATAAAGGGCATTCAAGTTCTTGATCAGCATTGATTGCAAACTCCTTCTCATAACGAGTATTTGATTCACAAATCTCGGTGTTGGTGCATTCCCATTCGTAAATCGGCATTAGGTTAACTTTCCGTGAACAGATTCGATATGATTTAGCATCATGCGACTAATTTCCATCTGGCTTAGAAAACCATATGCAGACTTCAACGAGTATCCGCAAGGGCAGGTGTGCATTTTGTCCGGCAATTCATTGCTGTTCGCACCAGTTACACGTGTCATTTATTGTCCACTCTCCACATTCTTTGCATCGTTTAATATCTTTGTCTTTAATCTCATTGGCATGTTTGGCGTAACCAGCTTTAACCAATAGATCGACCAGATCAGAGAACCTAAGGAACGCAAGGTAATTCCCCACATCTGTCCTTTGTCCATTAAGTCGGCACACTACGACAGGTAATCCCCCACTTGTCTTAGTGCGCTTTTCCGTCTGGTCGATCCATTGTTTTGGCTGGAAGTCTGCGCGAGCCTTGACTTCAAAGTCAATGTACGGAACGCCCGTTACATCACTTCCAGACCGACCTGCACCCGTAGGCAGAGCGAATGGCCACCACTTCCGAAGGTAAGTACTTACCAACCTTTCGGTGTCGTACCCTCTATATTTGCGGCTTTGACTCACTTATAGCCGAACATTTCTTGCATGACCAAGTAAGGGCCTGACCCTCGACCCAGAATGCTAATTCCTCTTTTGGGACTGGTTCGTTGCATAGATGACATAATATCCGAACCTGCATTGCATCAAGCATTTCTCGATGGCGAGCCTTCTCGTAAAGTTCGGAATCATCTGGGAACTTCTCCCATTCACCGTCTTGATTCATAAATTGTAAACTGCTCATGCTCGAGCCTCCTGTGGTTTCCATGCTCCATTGTTATCGATGACATACCAAATTGGATCGCATTTATCGACCTGCGCCCAAGTCTCTTGGCGTTGTGGAGTTACCGAACAACTCATGTTTGCCCAAGCCTTGCCATTCTTGTTACCAGTTCGCCAGATTCGCTCACCATGTTTGCAATGAGGAATATCTTTATCGATCTTAGTTGCACCTAATACATCCTGCACTAAAGCAACGGCTTCAGCCGCGTTGCCTGCTGGCGCAACTGCTTTAACAGTCCAAACATCATCCTCGACTGGCATTGTTATCTTATCTTCTAGTTTTTTGGTAAACGGCTTTGGCTGGTTATTATTGACTTTTGCCATTTCTTCACGGCTAGGTCGTTTGCCTTTCGAAGCATAATTTGCGTTAGCCAATGCACGGCCGATCGCACTTGTTTCGCAATTCTCAAGCGCCGAAGTAGAATTAACTCCTCGCGTGCTGACGGTTTCCTCTGCATAGCCAGTTGTCCAAGGGTGTGCATCCACTTCAGTTCGATAGATAGCAGCCTGAACAATAAAGCGCTGCAAGGTATGCTCAATGAGCGTAGTAGATATTCTGCCATCTGGATGTTCCTTCCAAAACTTAGATAAGCGTTCTTCGACTGTTTCGTAATCCTCAAGATTAAACATAGAGTTCATTCTCCTCAGTATGTAATTGCCCGGCAATGGCTAGGTAAGCGACTGCATCGACATAAGTATCCACTTTGGCTGTTTCCATCGAACGGGCTATTTTGACCAATGCCATGCATGTTGCAACTTGATAATCTGTAATTGGCATTTCAAGATAACTTGACCAGAGGGCTGCTGTTCTTGCCATATTGTCTGACGGATGACCGTAATCGAGACCACGATCTTGGATTGTTGCTCTTGCTTCGTTGAGGTAATCACGAGCCATCATGCTCTTACCTTATCGCGCAATTCGTATTGTTTGCGAACTGCTTTGCGACCAACAATGTAGCCATCTCTGTGGCCTATTTTGTACGCTAAAAAAAATATTGCAAACCATGAAGTTAAAATTATCAAGTGAAGGATGCTCATTTTAATACCTCGTCCATCAATTCATTTGACATTGAAGAAACTGACATTTCATTAATTACTTCATAAATTGAACCATTAGGATGAATAGAAGGCGGGGCCATTACATAACCCTTCCACTTAACATCAACGCCCTCGCCAGCAGATGACCTAAACTCCATATCTTGATCTGCTTGGTAATACAAGTGGAGACCATTGCCAGTTTTGACCGTGTAAGTGTCATTCATCCAATCCGCCCTTTGACCCCCATCGCGAAAATCAATATCAATTACTACAATGTTAGATGGCTTACATGCAATGCCTATGTTTGCTTTGGGATCAACTTTGAACCAAAAATTAATTAAATCCCAATCATTTGTAGCATCAAGATAAGCCCTTTTAATAAGACTAAAGTGTGGCTCTTTTTTGTTTGGAAGAAGTGGCATTACTTTCCAGTCTTTCAACAGGTAAGAAGCTGCTGCTCCTAATTTGGTGTTTTCTTCGGCTGCTATTTCTAAAGTGTGTAAATACTCTTTCATTCTTGACATATTGCTCCCTTTTGCCAGACTTTCTGGCTTCTTGGGATAATCATTGCATGGCTATTTGGTCTTACCTAACATATTTTGATAACGGTATGGTAACGATTCTGCCTCGTCTACGGCATCATCGATCGAGCGGCAAATGTCGGGGAAGTCATCTAGCCCGACCATAGCGCCTTCCATGAACTTGGAATGTGCCATCCTTTTCGATGTGGATTAAGTCAACTTGCACATTCTTGCCATTTTCGCTAACGATGGCGAATGCCTGCTGCCAGTTAGGCGTAGAAACATATTTAGCGTGTTTTAAGTCCATTGCGTGTCCGACTTCAACTCCATGCAGAACACGCCTTAAAACCCCGTTAGAAGCCTCGGAATGGGCACTTCTACCCGCTCTGTGGGTGTGTCCCATGATTACGCTCTGGCCATGGCGCTTGGCCTGATTTAAGGCTGATAGTCCAGGATTCGGATTAAGGCTGCCAAGATCCCCATGAATTGCTATCCAGCCCTTAGCGACTGGCATTGGAGTAGTCCAGAACTTAACTCCCATTTCATCGAGTTTAAGAAACTTCTCGAACTTTAATTCTGGCAAGGATAAGAACGCTGGGATCTTCTTCATAATTACTTTGTAAAGTCGATCAGTATGGTTAGAACGCACCATATGGGCTTCCTTGGAATACTCGAACAGCGACCAGAGAACATCGACTGTTCGATCGCGATCCTCAGCTAGTGTTTGTTCGTACCAGCCCGGTGTATTTTCTGTCCATCGGCTGATCTGTGGGAGGTCGATTTCATCTCCGATAGTAAGTACAGCATCGGGCCGAAACGCTTTAATAAATAAACTGAGATTGCGTACAACATGTGAATCTTCGTAGGGACATTGCAAATCTGGAATGACCACGGTTAGCTTCATTAATCCTCATCATCGTCATCATCCCAAGTGTGTGGGATTAGGTCGGGTTTAGGAAGTATCCAGTCCGGATATGCCGAAGGCTCAACTATGACTGCTAGTGCAAGATCGACTTCAAAGCCAGCCTTGCGTAACGCTCTGTACATTTCTTGCAGACTAATCGCCCAAGCATCGAGTGCTGAGTAAGTTTCTAGGTCGATGACCTTCTTGCGAGCCATGTAAAAATTATCGCTCTAAAAGTATGTTATATATCTCATCGACACGCGCATTAAGTCTTTTGATCTCCGATAGCAAGTGCGTGATCACATAGCCAGCCAAGCCACCCACTACTGCAAGCGTGGCAATATAGAGATTTAAGTAATCGTTGGTAGTCATCGTTTAGGTGTCGCATAACCAAAAATGCCAGCAACGATTGATCCAAGGATTGCTCGGTAATCAAGTGCGAAGTTAGAAGTAGTTCCCCATACTGCCAAGAACGCTCCGATAGAGATTACTGCTGGGTGCTTCATATTCATTTGCTTGCTCCTAGTAGTGGTATTTGAAAGAACGAACCATCTTGATCGCCCTTGCTAGTAAAAGATATATGGCAATGATGGCGATGCTGATTAATCCCCGTATATTTTCTCCAACGCCAGAAACTTTTGGCAGATGCGATCTTGCCATCAAAGATGATGTAGGAGATACGTTTATCAGACTTTGCCAATGCACGAAGTTGATCTGCCACATCGGGCATGATGTCGGGCTTGGCTTTACCTGATAGATCGCGGTCAATGTCAATGGCACGAACCCAACCTTGGCCATCTGGATTATGGTCAGACTTACGAGTTGAGTGCTTACTATCACCGATCCAGCCGTCTGAGGTGCGATCACGGTCGCTAAAACAGTCATCAAACTGTTCGCGAAGTTGTTGCCCGGCCTTGCATAATTTTGGTTTCATCCAAGTAGCAATGAGGCTTCTTCGGCTGTGATACCTAAGCGATCAAGAAGTGCTGCCTTCGCTGCTGCCTTGGCTTCTAGTTCTTTTAGTCGAGCGGCTTCAACGGCCTGATCTTTTGCTAATTGCTTTAGATCATTTTCGTCAAATGGAACTTCAATAGTTGTGTTAGTTGCAGCATCATATTGTGTTTTTATCATGAGTTAACCAATCCATAGACTCGTACTGTTCCTGTAATTGTTCCGCTACTTGGGATAAGAGAAAAACCAGTAAATGAAGTTGTTGATGTAAAAACGCCCATTTTATGTTGAACTTCGACTCCGGCATCGCTGTTATAAAGTCCATAACCGCCAACCAATGATTTTGCTGTTGCAAAAGGATTTATGACATTTACCGTAGAAAAATTGCCGCCAGTTGAACTGTCAGTAAAATTCATTGAAGTTTGACCAGTTGCTCTAATTGCAGCAGCAGTAGTCCCAGAACCATAAAGAGTTTGTGTGTTGTAATTCGCTGTAGTGTTATCTGCGCCAGATACGCGAAAACGCAAAGTCATGCCAGCAGTAGCGGCTGATCCAACATAATCGGCAACAACCGTATAATTTGCATAAGTTGCTGAAAACACATTGTTAACATTGACTGCGGATGAGGCTGAGAATGTTGTGCCGCCTACATAAACCATTGCGCTCGATGCTGCAGTTGCCCATGCTGGGGCTGTTGCTCCGCCATTTACCTGTAAAACCTGTCCAGCAGTACCGATTCCAAGGCGAGTAAAAGTCCCAGAACCAGTTCCATAAATTACATCGCCTGCTGTTGTAATTGCAGTTGCCATTGAGTTGGTAACGGTAACGGCTCCAGAAGTACCGCCACCTGAAATACCAGTTCCAGCAGTAACAGCAGTTATATCGCCAACATCGTTGGTAATCCAAGAATAATCAAGATCGGTGTTTGAAGCCTTGGAAAGAATTTGCCCTGTAGTTCCACCTTTAAGGTCGACTAGGGCAGTGTCTATATCCTGCCCAAGTGCAGCAATGGCGGTCGCGCCATCCTTTACTAAGTCAGTCGATTGAGGAATATCCCAACCAAAGTTTGTAGTTGTTGTTGCCATTAGGCTACTGCTCCTATCGCGTTGATCCATGTAAGGGTAGGACTTAGGGTATTCCAAGTCTCTAGTGCATTTACCTGCTCCCATTTTACCGCAACTTGGGAGAAGTTTATTGGAGATGCGTTAAAAGTAACGCTCAGGTTGTTTAGGCTTGCTCGGAATGTCCAGCCCTCGATATAGCCTTGGAATTCTCCATCGTTGATATTCCCGGGCAGGTTTTGAATCCAGACTGGTTGGCCCAAGAAGATGTTAATTAAAGCATCCCGATCGCTGTCATCCATTTCAGGATTGCCGAGAACGAAAGTAATCGCTTCAAACTTGGCATAAGGGAAGGCTCGCAATGCGATGTATCGATCAGCTAGTGCTTCGGCATCTACTGCATCTTTAATTCGAGAAGTAAAAGATTCGGCATAAACGCCAAAGAGGACTTGGCTTTCAGCATCTTCGGCTGTGTATTGGCCGCTGCCATTATTGCCATAATTGATGTGGAAATAGTTTCTTAGATCGCCTGCTCGAGTTGTCGATGATAAGCCAACGCCATTGGCATGATTAGCATCAAGTGTTGTATAGCCATTGTTGGCTAAATAATCTTGTCTATGAGTTGAATCCGCATAACCAATGTTGCCGTTTGAATCTTCGTAGAGAACGCCAAAAGCGGAATTAGCAATGGCTGTACATAGTGAATAAAGATCGGTATCGGAAGATGATCGAGCGATCATGTCGTAACTGCCCGGGCGATCGATTTCGCCTAAGCCAATGTTTTCGGCATTTGCCCATGTTGTAGTTGGGTCATAATTTACCCAAGTCTGTGCTGGTGGCACTTCATTCCATTGTCCGAAGAGATATCCCTCAAGCAAAGTATAAATCTGATCACCATCTTGATCGATTGAAAGTATTCCAGCATCGATAATTCTAGGTAACTTGGATAAAGCGCCAAGAGCAGTAATTGTGGCAACAGTTGTAAAGCCAAGGTTTCCTGCTCGGTTTACTCCAATGGTGAAATCTGAGATAAAGCCGCCAAAAATAGGGATGTAAGTTCCAACTGAATTAGTTACCTCGATGGCAATGCCTGTTCCAACTGTAAAGTTGTAACTAGAGTTATTTAAATTCATTAATTGAACTTGGCAGTAGCCCGCTAGAGGCTGCGAATTAATATCGGTACGGCCTGAAGTAATTACTACATTGGCAATGGTTACATCTGTAACTTCAACGCTATCAACCAATACCTTATAGGAAGGGGTATAAGCGGTCATTAAAAGAATGCCGCGCTTCCAAGGGTTCCTCTAGCTGAGGAATCATTAAGAATGCTGACAATTTGGCGAGCAGTTGATTCGCTATCGATTGCGCCATTGACGGTTATGTTTGTTGTTCCTGCCATTCCAGCAAAGGCGTATTGAGGAACTGAAGCGCTCAGCGATACCGGGGCTGACGGAGCCGAAGGAGAAGATGCGCCAGTCGAGAAGGATGCGTTATCGAATGGATTCAAGGCTGATCCGATTTCCTTAGATATTTCAATTACTCGCTTAATCTTGTTGTAAAGGTTATCGAAGAATGAAACTACAGAAGCAAGGCCATCGATAAGAGCCGCTATTGCTCCACCCACAACCTTAAAGGCTGCGCCTAGAGTCTTGCTTAGAATTGGTGCTAGGACATCTCTAGCGAATTCAGCAACATTCTTAAATAGCGTGATAAGCGGCTTGAGTTCATCGCTGTTCTCAGTTAGAGAATTACGAACAGAATTAAATGCTGATCGAAGGCCATTGGTAATCGGAGTTAGGAACTCGATGACTGGGCGCAACTTCTCGCCAAGGTTATTAGTAAAGTCTGCAATAGCAGGAATGACCTTATTGACAATAATTTCAACCATAGGAGTTATGGCTGTGAGAATGTACGATCCAACGGTTTCCTTGCCTTCATCAAAGGCGATCTGAAGGCGTGTTAATTTGCCTTGAAATGTGTCGGCCTTGACGGATGCTTGATTGGCGAAAGTGTCTGCCAGTTTGGCCGTGATCTGATCCATGCTCATGGTCTTGAGTTGAGCCGATGTAAGTCCTATGCCTAATTTGCCAAGTGCCGCGGTATTACCTTCGGCTGCCTTAGCCATTGCATTAGTAACCGCTTCAAGTGATTTGCCTGAACCTGCTGCAACATCGATAGCAACTGTCTGTAACTTCTGAGCCTTTTCAACATCTCCAGTTGCCCGGGCTAGTCGTTCCAGCGATGGTCGAAGATCGTCATCGGTAACGCCGAAGGCTAGGGAAGTCTGTGTTATGTAATCTTCTGTAGCCTTGATCTGATTATCTGTAGCGCCAGTTACATTCTTGAGAGTAAGGGCTAACTTTTCTTGAGCGGCGGCATCTGCAATGGCTGACTTAACACCATCAATGGCTAACTTTCCAGCATAGGCAACGGCTGCCGCGCCTGCGGCTGCAAATGCTAATCCAGCCTTCTTTCCGAAGTCTGAAACTTTATCGCCAAAGGTGGCAACATCTTTTGAACCGCTATCTAAACCTTTTCTTAGGTTGTCTACATCGGCAAGAATAGATAATTTTAGAGTTCTACTTCCAGCCATTAGTTATACTCCTTCAAAACACGATTGAAAGCATTTTCCCATTCTGATATTAAATAAGGCTGAAGTGCTCTTAATGTTGGATAAATAAAATAGCCTTCATTTCCTCGTTTACCATACCGGGGACTTCTACTAGCAAATTGTGAATATTTTTTAGATCCAAATTCTGCCCCAGCAAGCAACCCATTGCCGCCTTGTTGCGCATAATTAAATTGAGTGGTAGCCCCGCCAGAAAATTTTTGACCAGCAAACCCAAAAGATAATTCGCCAACTTTTGAAGATTTAGAAACTATGAATCCTTTAGCAACCCTTGAGGCTACTTTTGGATTTGGTGCAGCGTAAGAAGCTTTCAATATTTCATTACCAGCATATTGAGCCAGCGCATTAGATTCTCTTTTTGCTGCATCTTGTGCTTCTTCAGACATAGCCTTGAAAGCGCTTTGGATCGCTCGCAATTCTTTTTTATCGTAGACAAGAAAGGTGCGTTGGGCATCAAGTTCATTTGCCACGACTACGCTCCTCTAATACTTCTATCGCTGTAAGAATATCTTCCGCAGTTTGCCACTTATCCATCGGGATCTGTGTTGCTATTGCCAGTTCAACTAAGAGTCGGCTTACGCTTCCTCTTGGATGACTTTTGGGTCTCCTTCACCTACTTCAACATCTGCGACTGATTCCATCCAGACATCAAGTGTCTTGATTGGCTTGCCGCCTGCATCACGCTTCATCGCTGAATGTGCTACATAAAGAATGTCCCAGATGCCGCCAAACTGAGAAATAACCTTTTTAGTTGTCATCTCCCACTTGGCGTAATCTGGTGGCCGAACCATGTAAGTGGTTTCAGATCCGTCATTATATTTAATTGTTATTTGCTGTTGCATTGCTTGCTCCCGTTTCTATTGTTTAACTAAAGGTTTCTGTTACTGCGCCCTTTGATACTTTGAAAGTAAAGTCTACTGTCTGAGCATCTGTTCCAGCGCCACCTGCTGTAGGGAATTCTGGGAATGCGTCAAACACAAACACAGCGCCTGTGGCTGCTGTTAGTGTCATTGTGATTGTGTTGTCTGGTGCTGTCTCTGCTGCTGTCCATAGAGCTTCGCATACTGAGTTAGTCTTACCCCAGTCGGCTAGCATTGAAAGAGCAAAAGAAGCCTCGATGTTTGTGGTTTTGTAAGCCTCACCATCGAGTGTCTGAAATGTATCGCGAACATTGGTTTTTGTTAGTACTGCTGAAGTCGCTTGCGCCTCGATATCTGTTCCACCTGTGAAAGATAGAGAAATATCGCGACCTGTGATTACTGTGGTTGCCATTATTTATCCTTAGTTTGTTTGTGTGTAGTAGGTAGAAACTCTGATATCTGCCACC